GCATCGACCCATTTTTCCAACGCGCTATCCATCTCTTCCAGCAGACCCGGATGTTCACCCACGCCAACAGGATGTTTAGAGTAAAGAGAGAATACAAATTTTGCATCTGCCATCTCCGCAGTGTATTTATGTTTTAAAGCATCTATTGCCAACTGATATACCTTCATTACTCAACTCTCCCCAACTTATATATTGTAGCACAAGTTTATAAATTTTGCAAGTAAATTATAGTCTTCCCTGAAAGTGCAAAACTAAAAGTACAGCGGAGGCTAAGATACAAGCAAACACAATCAAGAGGAACGTAATGATTGCTACTTCAAAGTGGTGTTTGCGCTTTCGTATACGTTCCTGCTCTGCTTCTCTTCGGGCGACTCGTGCCTTTGCCTGAAAGCGTTGCCAGTCATTCCACAATCCGGGACGACCCGCGTATATCATTATTTCTTTTAGCTGTTTTTCTTTTTCGCGTAGCTCCTCCAGAGCCATAAATTCTTCTAGGTCAGAGCTTCCGCCCTTTTTAGTGGCTCTTCTCTGTAATTCCTCCTTCGCACCTACAAAGTTGGCGATTGCCTTGCCTGCACTGGCAATCTCCTTGCCGTTCTGAACAGCAGTCTTTATTACGGCAAAGGCAGCATTCGCTGCAGCAAGTTCGGCTAACATCAGTACACTCGCACACTTTCATCGACCAGTTTGGGTAGGCAGTATGCCGTTACCGTTTTCCCTTGTTTGTGTAATTTTTGTGCGTACCACACACAATCGTTTAAATCGCGAAAGTACATGTCGCCGCTGACTTGTCGCTTGTCCTCCCCAATCCCCAAGAAAACGAACAGGAGAAAGACGTGTTTCATGTAAAGACTACAGGTTTTCCTTGTCTCATGTACTCTTGCGCTTTTTCGCTGGGGTACTCTGGACGTTCTATGCCTTTACCTTTTTCTTTCTTATACTCACGAATACGATCCGGTAAGGTTCTGTAGGCTTCTTCTATTTCTTCGCGAAAATTAATGCCCCCAGATTTCTCAGCACTTTCGGCAGCTATGCGACCTTTAGCCATGCGTTTTTTCTCCACTGCCGTGTGCCCTACGAGGCTGTGACTTAGAGTATATCTTACCACCCATAGCTTGTTTTCTACGCATACCTTCGAACATGCCCGCACCCTCAAACTGATGAAGAGAGTCAATCAATGTATCTCTATCCAAAAGTTTACCGTCGCTGTCTTTAGCTGAAAAACCTACGCTACGTGCGACAGCAAGTAATTCCTTCATGGTCATTTTTTCAAAAATTTCTAAAGACATTAAAACTCCCCCTTGACCATAGCGTCCGAAAGCTTCGTGGCCCGCGAACCGACTTGCTTCGCCCATCTGGAATCGAGCATCTCTAGTCCAGCGGAGTCAAACTTTCGTTCTTCTATCGCATTCCACATGCGCTTAAATTTACACAAGCGTGGTACACCCATATTGAAAGCCATATCCATCAGGATCAACTGACGCACCGAATCTAAGTCGTTAACGACAGGCTTTACCCGACACAACTCTTCTTCGACGATCTTGATGTCATTCATGGCAAGATAACGTGCATCCGCTTCCGTAATACCGTGTTCATAAATCACGTCCATTGAAGGGATGTCCATGTGATCCAGTTCTTCTTTACTGATGCCGCGATCCTTGAGATTGCGTCCGATACCTATTGTGTCGATACCCAACGTGTCTTGGTACACAGTAAGGACCAAACCCTCGTGTGCAATCAACTTGTCTAGAAAATGAGATGTGTTATACTTCATCTAGTTGCCGACCTTCTTTTTGGCCCGTATGTGAGCTTGCGTAAATGACATTCCCGCCAACATATCTTTTTTCATAGCAGCCATATGCTTTTTGCTATGGTGCTTAGAATGTTTTTTCATAGTTTCTTTTTGACGTTTTGTCAGGTCTTTTTTCTTGGGTTTTTTAGGAACGCGTTTCATTTCTGTTCTCTCCTCCCATCCAGATTCCAAATGCACCTGTCATGGCACCCATCACAACGCTTACAAATGCGGACTGTGCTGCTGTCGGGGCATCCAAGTTCATAAACCACTCTGCACAACGCCAACTCATCAGAGTCATTATGAGCATCATAAACCGGGGTAACAACTTCCACTTGGATATGCGTTCAAATGTTACGTCAGCCACGCCTATTTCTTTCCGAAGAACTTTGTCGCCGAGCGGACTCCAAAGCTTGCAGCAACAATAACGCCCAAGCTGTACTGGTACCATTCAGGCATTTGCTCCAGTTGTTGAAATCCGTGTGAGACGACATCTTCCATACCCGGTATAAATGCTAGGATTAAGGGAACCGAAAACAAGATTACCAGCCACTCGTCTTTCCACGAGTTCTGACTGCCCTTGATCGCTTCCAAGTCCCAGTCTATTTCACCTGTTGCTTTCTTTTCCATGATGACCGCTTCGGCTTTTGCCTTTGCGACCTTTGCGCCTGTTTCGGCTTTTGTCTTTTCGACCTTGCCCTCAAGCCATGTGCTTGCAAGACTAGAGATCGGGCCAATCAATGCAGTTAGCATTTCCACCTCTTCCGTGCTTGGCGAAGACGACTATTCGGATTCTTCGCTGCCTTCGGGAACTTCTTCATCTGTCCGGCAGAACGCGCACAGTACGACTTGCGACGTTTAGCTGCCTTGCTTCCGGGTTTCACCTTGCCAGTAACCGCAGTCTTCAGTTTGCTTCCGGGGTTTTTCTTGCGGTAGGCTTTGACCCCAGCCTCAGTCATACCCGCACCCTTTTTTGTAGGGCGAAAGTTCTTCTTGTTACGGGCAGGCATGTTGTCAGGCTTTTTTGCCACTGGCCTTCCTCCTTTTGCCCGAAGCCGTAACTGACCAATTCACTCTTCGTGACCCAGTCTTCTTGGCAGCTTCTTTCTTAGTTATGCGCTTGGCCACTTTGGCTGGTCTACATGCGGGGTAGGGCCGTTTCTTCTTTTCTGATCCGGAGCGACCACATTTCTTGCCGGTCTTTACATCCCGCCAGTCTTCCTTGAACCATTTAGTTAAGCCACCCTTTGGTTTAGCCATAGTTATTTCTTTTTCTTAGCCTTGCCGCCCACTGCCATTTTCTTTGCTGCAACCTTGCCGCCCGTCTTTTTACCGACTCTTTTAATTCCGGCTTCAGGTATCACTCTAAATGTACCGTCAGGAAGTTTTATTTTTCCGCTGTTAACGATTTTACCATTCCTTACTGTAAGAATAGTACGTTCGCCTGTTTCTTTTTTTAGTGCCATTTTATGTCTCCATTTTAGGCGTACGTCCCGCCACGCTTCTTGTACGTCCTGACCAGCCACGCATTTGCATAGGCTGATGGGTACACGTCAAACTTTTTCTTCGCCTCTGCTTTTACACGGGCGTAGAGTGCTTTGTTTTTGGGGGTTGCGCCCTTCGACTTCTTTTTCTTGGGCTTGGGTGGTGCTTTACGTGCCATAGGTGTATTCCCCGCAAAGGTTATTGCTTATAACATAAATTGAGTAAAGAGTAAAGGGGGCAAGTTGCCCTGCCCCCAAAAGTATTATGTGCCCGTAGTTACGGAAGCAGTCTGTGTCGGACCTGTTCCGATATCGCACAGGATGGCGATAACGCGGAAGCGTCCTGCAGTTACACCTGCACCCAGTGCCTTAACCTGAATGGCGTCAGCAGCAATAACAGTATTGATGCCTGCAGCCTTGAGGTTAAACTGGTAGATAGCGTCAGCGTTTCCGTCAACACCATCAGCAAAAGCGTCGATATCAGTGCTAAGACCCACATCGTAGGTCAAGCCTGAACCGCCTGCTTCAAGAACGTCGATACATCCGCCAATAACCATTGTATTGTCCGGAACATCGATCATCTTGACGACATCGTTAGCTGACAGGTTCTGGTCAGCAGCATCGAAAATGCGAGACTGGACCATGTAAGGCCGGGGAACATTGCCGGGATGTCCGACAGTGCCGCCGCCGGGAATGGTATGATCATAATCGGTCATTTACTTAACCCTCCCTTACGCGAAGTCAACGACGCCGCGAACGACAGCTTCTGGGCGCAATACTTTGCGACCAAAAACGTGAAGACCACGAATAACGTCAGAGAACGACTCAGTTGAACGAACCACTTCTGTCTTCGCAATATGCGAAGCAGTAGCGGTGGATGACATGTGACCTGCAAGAACAACGTTCTCAGAACCATCAGTTGCGAGGGTTGCAGATGCGTCTGTCAAAGTAACTTGGTCTGTGCCGCCTGTGCTGTTAAGCGCAGTAGACTTGTAACAGCGGAAACCAGCGAGGGTACCCGGAACTGCAAGACCGTTGCGAAGTGGTGAAGTAGCGTCACCGGTAACCTGCACTTCAGCAAGTTTATTTCCAGCTTGAAAACACTTCTCGTAGAAAATTGGAGGTGCAACAAACCAGCGGTTTTCTTCTGGCACTGACTCATCGTCAAGGAGACGGGCCATTGCAAGCATTAGGTTGATGCCTGCGTCGTCTGTCTCAATGTTGATAGGTGCGTCTGCAGTACCAAGAGTAGTAGCACCAGCAGTAGTAGTCAGTGTTGTGCCAGATACAGCAGAAGCTGCGATGCCTGCGCCATCGGAGATAGCTTGCAGGACGTTCGCGTCGTACTTACGCTTCAAGGCAAATGCACCGGATGAGGTGGCAAGTGCTTCGAAGTTTACGTGCGAGTGCCGCTCTTCGATGTCGTCGATCTTGAATGCAAAAGCGTTTGCATTGTCAACGACCATCGTGATTTGATCGTCAGCCAAGTCTTGCGCGTTTACAACGGAACCCCGTGTATACGATGAGACAGTGACTGTTGGTTCTTTAATAATGCGAACCGTGTCGCCGAAGTTTTCAATTTCGCCCGCGTAGTCGGTATTTGTAATGTCTTCTACAACCGAAGCACGACGGAAGAACTTGAGAACCTTCTGGCTGAAAATTTCCGGTGCAAAGTTACCGGAAGGCAGGTTTGCGTAACCTGCAGCAGTACCAAATGCCATTGGTTCTTTCCTTCCTTCTTTTGAGGTTAAGGTTAGTTGTTAGGGTCGATCCGTCCCTCTCGACGCGCAGAGTCGAGTTCGTCTTCGAGTTTCTCGAACTCCCACGGCTTGAGACTACGGATTTCGGAAGCCTTCCACATTTTACCGTCTACTTTTGCAGTTGCTACTTCTCTCGCGGAGGTCTTAGTAACTGCGTCTGCTGCAGAAGGTTTTGTGGTCTTCTTCCTTTTTGCCGGTACACCAGTATCGGCCTTGTAGAGGTCTATGACCCGTGCCGCCCATTTAGCATCCGTATTGTTTTTGTAGATGCCATCTGAGATTGACTCAGGCTGTTCTTCGAGCCACGAAAGAAACTTTTCATCTGACTTGATCTCGTCGAAGTCTGAGTGATGATTGAGCAGTTGCTGGTAAGCCTTCTGCTTTTCGAGTTCCTTTTCACGCTCTTTGATCGTACCTAGTTCCTCACGGAGTTCGGCAACTTGTGATTCAGCCTGATAGGATGAAACGGTCTGTACGACTTCGAACACCTCTGGATACTGATCTTTGAATGCTTGCAGTTCTTCTGGAGTCTTTGGCATTGCTACCCCCTGTGGCATCTGTGCTTGAGGAGATTGCATAACCGTTTTTAACTCCGCGATTTCCTGCTTAAATTCGTTTACCTTTGTATCGTAGTGACGCTTGAGATCGTCGTATCGTTTCTTGTAGTCGTGTTCCGCTTCTTGCTTTTGTTCTACGAAACTGTTTGCTTGTTGCGGAGTAGCCTCTTCGGGGTCCGCTTCTTGTGCTTCTACAGTCTCTTCCGTTTCGTTGTCTTCGTCGTCATCCTTGTAGACATCTTCACGGTGCTTTCCACGATATAACGAGTCATTGTTGATTGTTCCGAATGAGTCGTTAGGTTTGTTGGCACGGTGGCCTCTTGCTTTTGCCATTTTATTACCTCTTGATAGCGGGGCTACTTTGGCGTGTAGGTAGCCGCTCCGGTTGTGCTGGGGCCGTTGTTAGCGGGTAGCCAGCGAATTCCTTAAATTTTATTTTTTACGTTGAGCTTCTATTTCTCTAGCTCTTCTATTATACTCTTTCACACCCGCGTTAATTACCGGTGTTCTTTTGGATACAAAGCGATCCTTATCATCTACAAATTGCTGTAGTTCAGGATACTTCTCAAAAAGACCTGTTCTAATTACAGGGGGTGCGTTGTCGTACACGTACTTAGCAAAACTCTCTTGATAGCCTAATTTTGTAAAATCTGCTGTCTTTTTACTTTTAGGTAACATGCCTTGCACAGTCTCGTACGCGATAGCTTTTGCTCTCATCTCTTCTCTATACCGCTCTTCCTTCTCAAACGCTTCGTACGGATTGAAGGACTTTTCTGCTCCGAGTTTTCTGTCATACTGGCTATACTCTTTATTCATCTGTGCGGATGGATTGAAGAATGAGCCGAGAGCTTCCGGGTCAGGATAGGGATTTGTGCGTCTTTTATCTAGGTGATCTAGGTGGGCAATCTCTTCGGCCATCGCAAAAAGATTAAATAGCGTTGGAGTTTGCGGTACGTTTATTTTTTTAGTACGAGGATTTGCTTTAAATTTTCCTGTTAAAGGAGTCATGCCTGCAACATCCGCAAGAGCTTGATGATAGTCAGATACCGTTTTTCCTGCGTACAGTCTACCTGCCATTCTTGCGACAGGCTGATCTTCGTAGTATTCAGAAGTGACAGTTACATCATCGGGAAGACTACCGAGCATTTCTTTCATCTTACGGCGAACTTCATCCGCAATGATGCGATCCTCGTAATCTATCTCACCCCCGTTTGCTAACTTTTTTCTGGTGAGGAATCCACCTCCTGCAGCACCCGCTGGGCGTTGACCGTTTTCTTCGATACGTTTCGATGTTTCTTTTTTGCCGCGATTGTTGATCTTTTCGAGGCGGTCATAGCCAATGATCTTGGCGATGTGTGGAGGTATGATGACTTCCCCGCGAGATACGGCTACGTCGATTTCTTCCTTAGACGGTGTACGTCCCATGACTTCCTTGCCACCACGAACGCGATAGTTTTCGTATGCCTTGTTGAGCATCTTGGCTATGTCTGCTTCACCGGCTATTTCGACGGCTGCAGCGTTGATGACAAACGTGCCCTCTGGGACGCTCATAGGTTTGTCGTCAGCCACAGTAGCCGCTTCGGATACCTGTGATGGCGGACGCTCTACGAAGCCTGCTGGTGCGCCGGGTGCGCCACCCATCTGCAAGCCAACACGGCCACCCTGTTTAAAGTAACTATAATCCTTTACATCAGCATAAGAATCAGCATAGTTTTGTACTTCTTCTGCAGTCATTGAATATTCAGTCGGCGTACCTGCTGGTGAGGGATCGTCATCCCCAAACATGCCGGGGTCTTGTTGCAGGGCTTGTTCTTCTCTACGTACCTGATCTGTCAGGTAAACGGGCTGGAACTCTTCTTGACTACGCGCTTCGTCTGCTGCCTTTTGGCCGCTGTCCCTATAGCGTTGGCCCGCGCTTCTTATTCTATCGTCAAGTGAAATGAGGCTGCTAGTCTTTGGTCCGACATTAATTCCAGCCATTCGTGCAGAGTCTGTTACGCTGCTAGGAGGAGTTGGACGAAATACTCCGGGTTTGTTTATATCTATCATTGCTGCAGCATCGTATGGTTTAGGAGCATAGCCCATCCCGTAGTCAGTCGAAGGATCGTATGAAGTCCGGCCTGATCCGTGCGTATCCATCACGTATTTGTTGATAAACTCCTGCGCTGTTTTTCGATTACCCTCATAAGTAGAACCGTCTTGTCTGGCTGCAGTTTCGAAGACTCCTATGCGACCTCGTGCGCTTGCATCTAGGGCTTGTTTCATTTCGAGAGCGGCTGAAGCGACATCTACTCCCGCCAGACTAATTCCCTGCTCCCTCATAGTATCTACAAACAACTTCTCACGCAAAGCAGTGGCTTGACTAGCTGAAGTTGGTCCTCCAGCACTGTGGATGTTGCCGTATGCGTCCATAGCTGCGCCATCGATGCTTACAAGACCTTTCTTGCCGGTTATATTATACTTTTCATCATCACCAGCGGTTTCAACCATCGTGCCGGGTATAAATCCTCGCTTTATGGCTTCAAGATTTGCAACTTGCTGCTGCGTCATTCCGCCCAGATTGCCGCTATATATTCTGCTGCCGGGGGCACGGCTAATTGTTTGGTTGCCTACCTTGAACATACTCCCGCCAGTTCCGCCGGTTTCTGATATCTTGTTGGCGTTTTTTAATTGTTGTTTTCTATTAAGAGAAGCACCTACAGCCGCTAGCGCACCGGCTCCGGGAATACCCGTAGCTGTTCCTATCGCTATCTCTGGTTTTCGCTGTAGTTCATTCTTGGCCCACTCTACAAATCCACCCAAAGACCTATCTTCTCCAGCCTTAGATTTTTCATCTGGATTTTCACTAAAATCTTCTAAGTATTTCTTATAGTCAACGTCGCCTACTTTAAAACT